GAAGGGTTGAGCCGGATGATGTTTAGTCCCCAGCTCTGTGAAGTGGGCACGCCATCCAGCAAGCTTGCTGCCACGCGCTGCGCCCACCCGAATACCAAAGACACCTTTCGGCACCCTCAGTAGTTTTCGTGATTTGAAGGAGTTGCTAAGTACGCCAGTGTCAACAGGTGAGTCACTCTGCATTTGCGCACGAGCTGGCTCAGCACTCGTCTTCATAATTCCAATAATGGTGTTCACCCTATTCTCCAGTGTCGCGGCACCAGCCAGTGCGCGTTGAAGCTGCCTCAGCTCTGATTGATTGAGGGCAGAGTTGATGTGAAAGTTCGACTTACTGCCACGACCGATTGTTACTGCCATCAGATAGAGGGGTTTGTTCCCTCATCGAAGTCACGGCGGCGTGCGCGGATACGCATGCCCTCACGACGTCCAAATGGGAGGATAGAGTAAATGTCAAAGTACGCCCCGTTCCACAGGATGCGCATATCGAAGTCAACGCCTGAGACCCATCGGCAGATGAACTCTACCTTCATCTCACCCGTCGTCTGACGGTCATCGCTAAACTCACTAGCACCAGCAGAAGGCGTACCCAAAGCCAGGATGCGGCAAAACACATCAGTCTTAAACTCTGTCCAGGTAGGGGTTACATCCCCATAGCTGTTGATAGAGTTCGTCCGCTGATAGATGTCAATCTTCTCTGTGAGTGAGCCCGCCTTCATCAGTATTGTCTTACGCTTTGGATGAGACGGTGAACCCCCTCCTTGACTTCGGAGGTGATGCCTCCAATGTTTTCGGCTTCACGCATGTTGTAGTAGTGACCCACAAGAAGGAGGGCTGCTTGAACATACTGCATTGGCAATGCGCTGTAAGCAGTTCCGGCATCCACAACCAGTCTGACGTAATCCTCGCTGTACTTAGAGGCGTCGGTAGGCAGGGTAGCAAGTTTCTTGATGTCGAGGTACATGGGATAGCGGTCTGTAATTACCTGACCGTCAAACAAGTCCGTTCCGTCGGTCACAACAAAGTGGAACTTGGAAGTGTGACTGACATCTTCGTCATCAGTGATGGTGTCCCTGAACTCGTACAAGTTCTTTTCGAGGTGAGCGTTGTGGGTGAGCTGACGAATAGAAGTGCCATTCCACGATTCGTCAACCTCATCTACGTCCTCATAGAGAGCCCAATCGTCGGTCGCTGTATCCCAGTAGTACAATGCCTGCTGCTTACTCGTTCCAACAAATCCTTCGGGGTATCCAGAAGCGTATATGGTGAGGTTAGTGGTGTGCCCAGTATGGGGGATTTCAATAGCCCTACCTAGAGTATCTGTTCCATCCTGAATCAGGACGCTTACGCCATCGGCGGCATCGTCATCTGGAATCTCCTCTTCGTAGAAGCTGTACGTCCCAGAATAAGGCATAGCGTCATCACCGTCCTTCGTTCGATACATCAGAGAATGAACGTGGGCGATGCGCTGAACCTTGGGGATGAGAACGGGACGCTGAATCTCATCCTTGTCAAGCTTGATGGTGACGACGGAAGTGCCGAGTACGCGGTTGCTAATCTCTTGGAGGTAGTCGATGGCCGTAGCCAAGTAAATCTCTAAGAGCTTGTCGTCATCAGAATCATACGCACGAACGTGACGGCGAACAGTGACTTTCGCGGCTTCGTCATCAGTTGCATTGATGAGAGACCAAACAGACTGGTCTTCGTCTCTTGTGATTTTGATGTTCATGCGTAGGGATAAAAAAGGGGCCGAGCCTATTCCCGGCCCCAGTTTTGTTTAGTTGTTATCAGGCTGCGCCGTCAAAAGAAGACAAGCCACGCATACCAGCACCGTTCAAGACAGTGATGTCCTTGTACACGTTGCAGAGGATACGCACCACGCCCAAGTGAGCGTCAGTGTATGGGTCAACCATGATGTTCAAGCCACCCCAGTTAGCCATAACCAAGTTGCTGTTATCGGCCATGTAGATGAGTTCAGAACCGACGCTTGAGCTAACGGTAGCATCGTAGCCCAACACGGAGCGACGTCCAGTAGGAGAGCCAGCGATGAGCAAGCCAGAACCAGCGTCCATGCTCACTTCACGAGCAGTCCGGTACGCACCAGAACCGCACAACACCTTGATGTTTTCGAGAGGCACATCAGCACCCAACATCTGAGATTCCAAATCGAGGATGTCTCCCAAGGCGTCAGTACCAGAAGTGGAGATAGTTCCGCCAGCGTTGGTGTTTGCTACGCCGTCGATAGCAGAAATGACGTCAGTGTTAAACGCTGCGTCGATAGCCTTGCGGATGTCGGCAGCGACAAAGGCGCCCATGTCGTCAGCAGACTGAGCCAAGAGCTGCTCGGTCACGCGAGTGTAAGCTCCGTATCGCTTAGGCTGGAGAGTCTTAGCAGCGAACTCAATGTTGTCGCCAGTGACCGTAACACCTTCAGCGGGAGTAGAGGCTTCGAGGTTTGCGCTCTGAACCTGGAACACGATGTCACCAGAAACGCCAGAGATAGTGCGAACACCCATCTGAGTGGCGATGTCTTGTGGACGGAACGCAGCAACCAATCCAGCGTCTTCGATACCGATAGTACCTCCGAAGCTGTGATTTGTGTTATTAGAAGTGTCAGCAACAGAAGAAGGGTCTCCGTGAGTACGGTAGACGAATGAAGGTACGCAGATACCTCCGCTGATGTTCACCTTAGAATCCTGGAACTCGTTACGAGCCTCAGCGTTCATTTCGGCTTCCAAACCAGTCAAGCGACCTTGCGCTGCTTCTTGGATAGCCTTACCAAATGAGTAGCGCTTTGAAATGTGCTCCTCAGTGTCGCCCATGCCTTGGATAAGAGCCGGGGCAGAATTTTTCTCTTTCATATTATTTGAGATATTAGAATTACGAGCCTCCGGCTCAGGGTTTTCAGTTGTGGCAGTTTTGCCTTTGATTGCGTCGTGCCCGGCATAGGCATTCGGCAAGATGCTACGGTCTACGAGTTCAACGACGGTCTCTTCAGATTCATCGCACTGCTGACAATTCTGTGGTGACTTACCGCATCCGCAGTCATCGCCGCCAGGTGAAGCAGAACGCTCTTCTTCTTCCTCTTCCTCTTCTTCGTCCTCGTCCTTAACTCCGTCATAATCAGAGTCATAGCCAGGAGCGCGTTCTTCTTCCTCTTCGTTCTCTTCCTTCTCCTCTTCCATTTCCTTCAAGTCCTCGTCGGACTCGGCCCGTACCTCTTGTGTTTCGATTTCCAAAACTTCTTCGTTTTCGAGAGCCAGCTCCATAGAGCGCAAGCCCACCTCAGTGGTTGGATAGGCTCCCTGTGTTGTAGGTGATACATCGAACAGCAGTCCGACCTTATTGATAGTTCGCAGATTCACTCCGTCATCACGACGCTCCCACGAGTCATCTTCGACAGTGAAGCCGAAGCTGCTGGTGCTCACGTTGCCCATGCGGATATTCTCTGCAAGGTCTTTGGCGTAGCTCTGGTTTCCCAGCTCAAAGCTGTACCGCAATCCTCGCTCATCAATCTTGAGGTCCAGGCCGTAACCCACGCGGGCCAAAGGCTGGTTCATGTCGTGATTGAACAAGGCAACGGTATCGTTCATGTCGGCGCCTTCAAAGGCTCCGCGAGCTACGCGCTCAGCGAATGCTCCGCCAATAACAGTCTCGTCCTCAAAGACAGCCGCATAACCGCTAACGGTAATTGGCTTACCCTCTTCGGAACGAACCTCGAAACCGGCATCGACAAATCGCTTCTCTACGTTTTTTGCCATTGCTTTTATTTTGAGCTTAGGGGGTGGCCGCTAGGGAACAAGTCCGTATCGTGTTTGCCACTCCTAAAGCGTTCGTTCTTAAGGGCGTATAGAAACGAGTTCACACGAGCATACGCCCATTGCTCAGGTGACTTGACGTTTGGACGAACACTCGATGGATTCGTCTTGTACGCACCTACACCGCGCTTGAAGACAGCGGTAAGAGTGCGCAAGTTTGTTTTCTTGTGGGAGGCTTCAACAGATTCGTTGTGGTCGTCCACCTTCTTCTGCAAGCCCTTCTTGACATCGCCGCTAACTTCGGCGCGGCCCTCTACCTTGTTGATGATGCCGCTGCACCAGCTACGCATAGAAG